TGGGGTTCTGGTTGGCACAACAACCATCACAAGGAAGCAAGCTCATTTGATTTTGGTACAACCGTAAGCGGCCGTCCGCATGAATTTGATCCATGCATGATTTTAGTATTACCGTTTGCTCTGCCTTCGGAAGTAAAACGCTTGTGGGCGTTACGTAAATCTGCTATACTAGATAAACAACAATAAAGGATTTACCGTGACCGTTAAACTAGTTTCATATAGTCAGCCTACTGCTGAGTTTGCTGACCAAGGTATTACAGATGCACAAGAGCTTATTGCCTTTTGTGCTCGCGTAAGTAACCCTTCTAACCAATACAATACAGAAACAAGCGAAAAACTCATTCGCTACTTAATTAAAAATGCACACTGGTCTCCATTGGAGATGGTAAGTGCATGCGTTGAGATTACAACTACTCGAGACATTGCACGACAAATTCTACGTCACCGTAGTTTTAGTTTCCAGGAGTTCTCTCAACGTTATGCTGACCCTACGCAAGACATGAACTTTGTGTATCGTGAGGCACGACTACAAGATGCTAAGAACAGACAAAATTCTGTTGAACTTGATCTAACAGATGCTGCTCAGCGTGAACTTAACAACATGTGGATCGAAAAGCAACAGCAAGTAATTGCTATGGCTAAAGAAGCATACACATGGGCAGTAACAAATGGCATTGCTAAGGAACAAGCTCGTTCAGTACTACCAGAAGGTAACACTGAAAGCCGTGTTTATATGAACGGTACATTGCGTTCATGGATTCACTTCATTGAGTTACGTTCAGGTAATGGCACACAGAAGGAGCATCAACTTGTGGCTCTTGCTTGTGCAAAAGCAATTGCCGCAATCTTCCCAATGACAGATTCGTTAGTAGCACAATAAGAAAGGGGCTTATAGCCCCTTTTTTAATCTTCGTACTCTTTAGTAGCAGTGAGCGACCCGTCTGGGTTCTGCCATAAAAATCCCCAAGCATTATTATAGCGAGTGATACTAGGCAAGCTAGGCCATTTGGTCTTATAGCGTAGATACTTTTCGTTTGGCCAAATATCGTTAATCAATTGCTTTGCTGGCAACTTATATGTGTTCCAACGTCCGCCTACCTTAGGCTCGTTGGTGTATAATGCCCACTCTTGATATGCTGTACTGTCAAAAAAGTTTACTACATTAGCAGACATATACTCTGCTTGATGTGCAGTAGGAGCATGTAATGACATACGATACTTAACAGCTTGCCATTTCATAGCAAAGTTTAGCCACCATAAGAAGTCATGGTTGGTGTTAATAGGAACAGGGCTTGCTGCAACTAATGCTCGTAGCATTTCTTCTCGCTCGTCGCGATACTTGTCTTTCTTGTTCAGCAACCAAGGCAGCGAGTCAGTTTCCCAGTCGCCGTGGATAGCATCAAAGTTGTTAGTGTTATCCATATAGCTCTTTAAAGTCAAGCTACCGAATAAGTTATCAGCACACTCGCCAGTAACGCAAACGTTCTTTGGATCTAATAAGATGTCATAGAACTTGTTGCTTGGTAGTAGGCGTGTTCCAAAGTAAGGTAGTACAATTTCGTCAAAGAATTCTGGGTTCTCTAATTGACTATCTTCGTTAATAGCAATCCATGTTACCTTTTGTAGCTCTGCCCAGTCTGGATGACTAATAAGCAGCGACATAATAAGAGTAGAGTCAATGCCACCGCTGTGGAAAATAACAAGACGCTCTTTACCAGGCTCTTTTAGTTTTTCTACGCACTCGTCAATTCTGTTGTAACTAGCAGCACTAAATGACGGAGCAGATTCTGGTTGATCTGGAATGGGACTATTATTAAAAATAGGTACGCCTGGAACATCTAATGTGCCAGTTCGATCGCTCATACTAATCCAAGGGTTGAACATTTCAATGAATGTTCGTGTAACTGGGTTAATGTCTACAGCTAGTGGACTACGGTATAGTCTGTGGGGGATATAGTAAAGTAATTTTCTCATGTTACATCATCATTGATAAGAATGAATCTTCATCCATTTGTGCTCGTACCTTGGCAAATTCTTCTTTGTTTCTAGCAGAGCGAATTGCTCTTTGAAACCTAGTACGTAAACGTTCTAGTTTGCGAATAGTTGTTGCTCTGTTTTCATACTTGTTGGTAATAAGTGTTGCAGCAGTAACAAGATCTAATCCAGCTTCTTCTGCATAATCAGCAACCATGTCAACTGGTCCCTTAGTTGACAATACATTAAGGGCTTGCTGATACTTTAACTGGTATGCTTCTTGTTGCCATGGGTATTGAAACTGAAAGCGTTTGAATCCGTGGCCTAATCGTTGTTGCAGTTCTGTCATTAAGCCAACACGGCTCTGCAACTGTTGACTTAGGATAGATGTTTCCATCCCTTTTCTGTGAGCAATAAATTCCGTATTGCGCGGGCCATCGAGCTTTAATTTAAAGTCGAGGTTAAATTGTTTTAGTTGATTTACATGTAAGTCTTGAACACCATACACTCTGCAAATTGCTTGAAACTCTCCTAAGCAAGCAGATTCTAACGTTGATAGTTCGGTAGACCATGCAAGTAATTCGTTTTCGGCAGTACATGCCAATGCTAACCATTGCATACTTAACTCCTTGTTAAAGTATGTAGCCAAAAAAATTACAGGCTGTTATCCAATGGAATATCTTCTACGAATCGAACAGTAAGCATTAAGCGGGGACTGTTTGAGTTGTTTTCTATGTGATGCGGAACGTTGATTCGAACAATAGTAGGAGAGTCTATAACTTTGGTAGCAACTAGATTAGGACCGTTGCTCCAGTTAAGTTTAAGATAACCCAGGCCGTTCATGTCATGATTGGATAGTTGATACTTGCCATCGTACCAGAACATTGGACCTTGATTGCAGTTTAGTATTGGAATGTTAAGGGCAGTATTGCTAGCACCCTTGCGTTCGACTGTGAACCCGTCAATGTGCATGTCTTGTTTGAAGTTACCCTGGTTAATAAACATGATTGCAGTTTTAACCTTGTAAGTAAAATCAGGGCATAATAGTGTTGCTATGTCTAGTAAGTCTTGTCCTTTGAACACTTTAGCATTTGAAAAAGTTCCATCCCACTTAGCAATGCAGTATTCTTGAATCTGTTGCCAGTTAGTAAGTTGAACCTCTTTGAAATAATCCATAGCGATATTTATTGGCATTTACAGCTAACTTTTTTCGATAAGTAGTAGTATGGAACATGTTGCAGTATTTTTTATTTGGACACTTTACCTGTACTTTATTCACCGTGTTATTCACGCAGTAGGGCTAAAGTACTTTGCGATCGCATTCAAGGCTCATGCTGATCATCACAAATACATTAATACACACGAACAAACAACATGGCATTGGAACAACTTGTTCTTATTCAATGACACTTGGAAGAGTACACTTGATCTATGGATTACAGAAGTTGTACCTACACTAATTTTTAGTTGGGTAACTGGTTACTGGTGGGTTAGCGTATTCTACTATCTATGGGCAGCACTGATCCAAGAAGTCATTGAGCACAATCCTAACTTCAACTTATTTCCATTTCTTACAAGTGGAAAGTGGCATCTGATTCATCATCGAGACACCACTGTTAATTATGGATTGTTCACCCCACTATGGGATGTTATCTTTAAAAGCTATACGCCTTTAGCTAAGGTTGAAGCTAGCAGGTGAGCTGCCAGTATTGGCTACCCAATTGAAAAAATTAGTCTTGAATGTAGACTCGCTTTTTGCAACAGCTACTATGCCAGCTGCCGTATTGCGCTGAGATACTTTGCTTCCAAGAGCACTATACCCTAACCGAACTGTCACAGTTCCAGTTGGACTAACAAACAGTTGACTAGGTCCGTTTAAGATTCCATTCTCGTCTAAGAATTTATAAACAGCGTCGACCCCGTCTGTATAAAATTTAGTTGAATGATCTTTCAGCGTTACCCATCTGTTATCAACAAATGCAAACCCGTCAATGATTGCATGCACACCTTTAAATGATATTACATTGTATAATTTGCCATTGGTTTCTCTAAACGGCGCAGTCTGATATGAATCAACAATGCTATCGCTAAAGTTATTGTTAAACAAAATTTGCCCTAACTTAGTTACACCTTTAAGAAACTTGTAACCAGTTACACCCCAAGCAAGGCCGATCTTAAACTGTTCGTCTTTAACCCACGGTTCTAGATTTAAGTTGATTACATTCATGTCGCCTGGATAGCCAAACATGTTACCACTAGTAGTAACAATCAAATAGCTAACGTTGTTCGTAGAAAGAACACGCACAAGTTCATGGGCGTGTTCATTTGGGTTGATTAGTAATACGTCAATCATTGATTGAAGTGTGTTGCTAAGAGCGCACCAACAAATCGTGTTACTTTGGTCTTAATAAGATTGCTATCCATCATTACTTCAAAGTCCACGATTCGATCAATATACTCCTCTAACAATTTGCTTGTTAAGATCTCATTGCTAGTTTTAATATCACTAAGATCTTGCTTCTTAAACACTACTTCACTGCCATCGTCAAGGTATACTTTAATCCAGTCTATGTATTCAACTGGTACTTCTTCTACGTGTATATCGCGTAGCATTTCTTCAAAGCTTCTATCCTTTTTACGAATGCTCATTAAGTACTCCAAAACGATTTAATACGATCAAACAGTTTTACTTTTAAACTGCTTAAACTTTCACCTTTGCTGGACGTCCTCGGCCTCGCTTGACTTGTGTTTCCTGTGTCGGACTTACGGGGGCGACCACGGCCGCGCCTTTTGGGTCAAGTTCTTCGGCTTCTTTTAATAGGCGTTCAGCTTCAGCTTTAAACTGTGCAGCCTGTCTACGATAACGACCTGCAAGTTGCTCGTCGGTGATAACACCCGGAGGGCTTGGAGGTTCTGCAACTTTTTTGCCTGAATTGTTATTTGCAATGTCGCCTGAACGTGTACCTGATTGAGCAGCTTGTTCGTTGCTTAGTTGCTTTAGCTCACGATTTAGTTCTACTAGGTTAATAGTAACACCTGGCTTTGGTGTCATTGCAACACTCTTAGTAGGAACCTTAACTAACCAGCCGCGCTGGTGTAGTGTGTTTAGCATGTTTGTGCCATCATGAAAACTTTGACGGAACAAATAATCACTTGGATCCATGCTTGCTTGGCAGTTGGTACTTTCAATCGCGGCAATTAAATCATCGTGATATAGTTGAGGTAATGCATCTGTTGGGATTACAAGTGCAGAGTCTGCATCACCTGGTAGTTCGCGAAACACCACAACGCATTTCTTCCCTTGACCGTTGACTCCAACATGTTTAATGAATTGTGCCATTGTGGCATCTCCTTTTCTATTAGATACCGCCGCCGTCGGTAACTTCTGCGCTATCAGCAGTTCCTTCTGCTTCAGCCGGTGCTGGCTCGTTTGCTTTTAGGAAAGCAGCTAGCTTGTTGTAAGTTGCGCCAATAATTTCCATTTCGCCTGCACGGTAGCCGCCACGTTGAGCAGCCAATTCAATAGCACCAGCTACAATTTTCATGTCTTGTAGTGTTAACCCGATTGGTTGTTGTGCTTCTTGTGTTTGTTCTTCCATTTAAATCTCCTAGGTTAAAGATGGATATCTCCGCAAATACTTATAGTGCATTGATACCATTGTGTAACCAAAAAAAAAGTGCCCCGAAGGGCACTAAAAGGAGCTCACCATGAAAACTTATCGTCTGCTACGTCCTGCTGGAGGAACATAGTTAGCAGTAATACCAAACGGGGCAGTAATGTCTTTGCTACCGTGTACAACAAACAGCGTATCGCAGTAGTCCGGGTCACCCCAAGTACCAAACGGGTAACCGTCTGTGAACATTACCAGTTGATGTGGCTGGATTTCATTGTCTTTCATCCATTGCCATACACAACCAAAGTCAGTACCGCCACCGCCACCAATGTTATACTCGCCCATGTTTCGACCGTCATCGGCAGTAAACTCATCTTCGTTGTAAACTTCAGTGTCAAAGGTAACTACCTTAACCTTGTAAGAACTGAACTGATCCAATGAACCTTGTACCATGCCCAAGAAGTCTGACAACATACCAGAGTCAATGGAACCAGATGCGTCTAGTGCAACAACAATGTCAAGTTCTTCACCAGGCAGTTGTCCGGGCAGTACTGCACCAGTATGCCACGCCTTGCGGTTAGGACGCATCCAAGTGTAGTCGCTCTTAACAGATCCGCTAAACTGGATACGCAACAGGTCGCGCAAGTCCATAACAGGGGCAGTAATGTCTTTAACAAGACGAGCAATTTGACCAGGGGTGTTACCTGCACCAGCTTGCTTTGCGGCTTCAATAACAGCTTCACGCCATTCGTCGCGCAAGGCTTTCTTTTCTTCTTCGCTCAGCTTCTTAAATTTAGGCTTACCCTTGCCTTCTTTTTCGTCACCGTCGCCATCACCGTCAGTTTCTTCGCCATCACCGTCCATATCCAGGTGATCGTCAAGTGTCATTTTAATAACAGTGGCGTTCTTCATCAGCTCGTCGTACACTTCGTCAGCAGTCATACCTTCGTACTTACGATCCTGCAGAATCTCAACAGCGGTAATTGGCGTACCAACACTTTCGCGAATCAACATGTTGTTGATAACATAGTCACCGGCCATGTTCCATACTTGGGCTTGGCGATGTCCGCGGCGTGTCATGTGATCAAAGATAATGTGCCCAAGTTCGTGAGCAAAGCCAAAAATCATTTCGCCGTCGGAAAGTTTTTGGATGAAATCTTTATTGTAGTAAAATTTGCGCCCGTCTGTGGCAATAGTCTTGCACCATTCAACTTCTTCAAGTTTGAGACGAGCAGCCAAAGGACCCCAGAAGGGGTATTTCAATAGCATAGCGACACGAGCTTTAATCAGTCGGTCTTTTGCAGGCATTTTAGACATTGTGGCTCCTTTAAACTATATCTGTATTATACGGGTTTTTGGGTCAATAGTCAACCGCTTTTTTGTTGTAAAAATGTAACACTTTTTACTTACTATTGCTGGGCTTAGATAAGTCCCAAAGCATAGCAGTTTCTTCCTCACGGAACCAAATAAAGCGGCGTGGTTCAAAGTCCCAATCCAACCTTTTTAGTCCGTTACGTCTTGCCCATTCGGTGATTTGATTAATTGGCTCTTGAGACAGATTACGAACAGACCAGTCTTTCCGTTGTCGCCGGAGCCACTCGGTAACTTCGGAAGGAGTAGGTGGCTGGTCTGTTCGTATCTGTTTCCAAAGATCCTCGCCATATAGCATGTTGCATATGGCAAGGTCTCGGACTCTGTCATTACTCATCAGTAAGCAGGTTAGCGTAGCGTTTGAAGAACTCAGGGAAGTTCGTCATCTTCTTACGGTCGAACACTACTTTGTAAGACTTAAGAACAGTGTGGGCACCCATGATAACCATTTCTGGTTCAAAGTTGCTCATCATAAAGCCCAGCCAGTTGTCGGCACTCTTGTTAAAGTCGTCCAACTTACCTGCTCGCTTGCCTTCTTCGTAACGAGTACGAAGTTCGTAGCACAGGCTGGTAACCAGTGCGTATGCGGCAGACACTTCCTTAGACTTGAAGGTAGTAACTTTACCAGACAGCACTTCTGCAGGGTCAGGCAAGTCTGCGGCGTGCTTACGGTGCGCCATAAACTTAATTGCCATACCTTCGCCAACCAAGCCAGCAACCATGTCAGTGTTGGCAGAGTCAGGCATGTCGTCGTCTAGCATGTCAGACACGAAGCTCCAGGTACGCGGAGTAGCAAAGGCGCGATCGTGTTGCGTAGGATCAAACTGGTACAGGTCGCCCTTGAACTGCTTCAAGAAACCAACAACATGGGGATGAACTTCGTTCATGATAGCCCATTGTTCCCAGTCTTCGAAGTCCACACGGATTTCCAAGTGCATGAAGCGGTTAGCCAGTGGGCTAGGCATACGGTAGGTAACACCTTTATCGCCCATACGGTTACCTGCGGCAATGATTACGACATTGTCGGGCAAAGTGTATTGACCCACTTTACGGTTCAGCACCAGCTGGTATGCGGCAGCTTGAACAGCAGGAGGGGCAGAGTTCAGTTCGTCCAGGAACAGGAACACGATATCGTGTTTTGCGGCAACTTCTGCAGAAGGCAGTTCGCTAGGAGTAGCCCAACGCATAGTGTTGTCACCAGCAGAGTAGTAAGGCACACCTTTAATGTCAGTAGGGTCCATCAGCGCCATACGCAAGTCAATAACAGTAGAGTTAGGAAACTCGCTGGCAACTTGGTTGACCATGTCGGACTTACCGACACCGGGAGGACCCCAGACAAATACAGGACGGCGCTTGGCAACAGCACGGCGCAGGATAGGTTTGCACTCGCTAATTTTAACAGTGCGGGTTTCGACTTGATTTCCCATTTTTGGCTCCGGGGTAGTTAAACAATAGTTCTATTATAGCAATGATAGGGGTCGCTGTCAACCCCTATCTGTGTTGTATTTAGGCAACAGCCTCAGTAGATTGTGCAGGCATCACTTGAGCAATGAACTCAGATGCATCAATCTCTGCCTTAGTCATAGCAGAGGGCAGTTCCACAAACTTAACGTCAGTGCAACCTGCGCGGACAAGGGTGCGAGTACGGCGCTTGTCATTAGTATAACGAACAGCACCACGGCCCTTTTTATCAACAGCGTAGCCAACGAACTTAAAAGTTTCGCCAGCGGCAACTTCTGCGATAGCGGCTTCAACGGCTTGGGTAGAGACTTGAGCTTGAGACATAAAATTTCCTTTGTGAGTGAGTGTGAAGTTTATTGCAGTAATGTTTCGCAATGTTTTCAATTATACTAGAAGTCCTGATCCTTGTCAACCTCTTTTTGGTTCTTAGGTTTGCGCTTATAAGCCATACGGTTACGCTCAACTCGTCCTTTAAAAGGGGAGTCTGCATCGTAAAGCTCAACAGCACGGCGCTTGAACTTAGGAAGTTTAACAATGATAGTGGAGTGCTTCATAGTGTTAGTATTATGCTGGATCTTGAGCCACTTGTCAACGGTTTTTTAGGATTTTTTGACTCTTTTTTGTGGATTTTTTGGTAAAAAGTGTGGTATTTTTGCAACAGTATAGCAGAATGTATACTTTTGTTACAAATTACCCTTTTCCTTGGGCTTTTCTGCTTAGTCCGTCTAGCCACAGCACTATGTCGTCGTTTACTAAACGGATTTCCATGGCATCTTGCTCACCAAAAATACGAAAGTAACCAGCACCGTGATAGTAAGGCCAGTCTAAGTGTTGCTCGAGTCCAATGAGGTGACCGGGCTTAGGTTGCCATCCTGGAGGGCATTGGTACGACCAATAGCGAAAGTGCGGCTTCATTAGTTCCCAACCAAATGTAGTTAAACGCAGTCCCTTGCGTTTTCCTGGTTGGTAGTTTTTAAAAACAGTGTAAGGTGTTACCTTAGTGTTTTCCCAGATATGCGGGAGTGGATACTGAGCTAGATACTCAGTTATCTTTAAAGCTAGTTCCTGACTCATTAATTTTGCGGCCTTGCTTTAATTCAACTACACTAAAGTCTGTAGTCTTGAACATTTTGTTTAGCTTATCTGCTAAGTTAAACGCATGCCCTGGGTTTGAGAAGCTGACCTTTTTATATTTTGGTCCAGGATATGAGACCAAACTATTCAGAGTACGTAGGTTGATGGGCTTGTCTTTATAGAATACGGCGTAAATTGCGTCTGCCGCAAGAACTTCCTCGCTTTTATATGTGCGAGGATTTGTGTTGGTTAAAAGGATGCTTGGCTTTGGTCTACTCATGATACGTTTATTTATCAAAAGTAGGTATTTAACTGGACCAGTTAAATTATTGTCTTAGGCTTAACGGGCACTAAATTTTTGCCATGTACAATAAGGCAGCTTTTTTCTTTGTTGGTAGTTGATGTTGCAACAGCAGACCAGGAGCGAGTCTTTGGGTTAGCCCAAAGAGTAAAGACTGCAATATCGTCAAGTGCCCCTGCTAATATAACAGTTTCGCCTAACGCAGTTAGTTCTTCGCTTAGTTGGTCAGTGCTGCCGCAAATCCATTTAGTGTCTACAGTATTAGTATCTGCGTTAGCAGGTGCTAGTAAAGAATAGGAACAAAAGGCAAGGAGTAGGATGACTCCAAGTTTAATTATAAGCGGCCGATAGCCATTCAGTGTGTTGTTGAGCATTATCGCTTGCCTTTTGTAAATTATACTTACCGCAAAACTTCATAAAGTATGGCCCAACTTGGGGATTTTTAGGTTTTTGTACAGCAGTGGCAATGCTCTCGTCCAAGATAGCTTTAATGTTGTCGGGTTGAGCAGACAAGTCAATAATAGACTTGTTGCGTTCGTAATCATCGCGTACTAAATGTTCTACACCTTCGTGGTCTGTCCAACGTTGGAGCATGAGATTGTTCCACATGAAGCCTTTGTTATCACGATCTGCAAATGCTTCTAGTAGACCTACTTTGTTTTTAGTACCCTTTGTACGCACACCAGGATATGCACTAAAGATGTTATCGCTAGTATCGCCACGCATACACTTTTCAAACAGTAGCCACTCTGGTTCGGGTGCAGGCTTAGGCTCTTTTGTTTTCTTGTCAATGACACGCTTGCCCTTATCATCAAAGTAGCCTTCGTGTGTAGTAAGTACCCCAGCGATACCATTGTAAAGTTGCACGTTAGGAGCGACTAATTGTTCAAAGTCACTGTCGCTTGACACAATGATGTGATTTGATCCTGGGTGCAATTGAATCCAACGAGCAATAAAGTCGTCAGCCTCGCATACAGAATTCTTTAGTACAGTAACGTTAGTCTTAGTACTAATGTATTCGTAAAACTTGTCAAAGGATTCCCAGAACAGTTGTTCTTCTTCTTGTTCCTTAGGGGTAAGAATGGCTCGCTTTTCGGCACGTTGGGCCTTATAAGGCTTGTAAACATCCTTACGCCACGAGCGACCTTCAAATGCGAATACTACATGTTGGCCCTGACGTTCGCGCCATTGTTTAAGAACCGCCGCAAGAATAATGTGATAGCTCATAGCTACACGTTCCTCTGGATCACCATTACGGATCACATGACGGGCACGAAAGAAAAGATTAGCAGCATCAACAATTAGGTAACTCATAGGTGTAGTATAGCAGTCAATTTAGTAGTTGTCAACTTATTCTTGGTTTCGTGTGCGCTCGTTAGTAGCAACACGACCTGCATCTGCAACAAAGTTACCAGCAGCCTGACCATCCATACCTACATTGCGGCAAAGATCAGTGAACCATTGGTCCACAATATCTTCTGGGTTCTGTCCGCGGTATCCATGCTCTCGCAAGAACAGCACAAAGGCTGGGTTCCATTCTAGTTCAAAGTAACCTTGCTTAGGGTTTGAAGGATCTACATTAGCATGCACAACGTTAACCCAAGGCTCGTTGCTATTACGCATAGACTTAGCAGTCTTTTTCCTTCTAAATATTTTCTTAATAAATTCAAACATTTCAAATATCCCGTCCAAATACATTTTCTTCTCTAGCTGGCAATTCTTTTAATACATTATCTCGCCAGGCGTCTGTTTCAGTATACCAGTCCATACGTTCTTTATCAGTACGGAAGCAACCAATACATACGCCTTCTTCATTGCTAACGCAAATACCAACACACGGGTTGGTATTAGATGCGTGATTAGGATTGTTTTCGCTCATTCTCTTGTTTTTCTGCAAACAATGCAGCCTTGTTTAGTTCTTGTTCGTCAACTTCTTCGGTTGTATCGTTATCTTCGACCTCATCTAAGATAGAAGGGTCAAGAAGATAACACACTTTTCGCTTTGGTTGCTCGTACATTGATTATTTCCCCCATCCGTTTGACCAAATGTCTACGTGAAGTCTTGGACTATAACGATAACCACGAGCAAGGGCTTCGTCTGCAATATGTCGAGTGTTTGAAAAGTATGCCTTGTCAGTGCCGCCAACTGGCATAACATAAACTTGTCCACTAAAACCTGCTTTACGATATTCATTAACAGCTTGGTCTACTTCATTAAAGTCTAGAATGTTATCAATAACAAACTTTAGGTATGTATGTCCTAGTGCTTGATACTCGACAACAACATCAGGCTTAACAGCATCGCTCCACTTTTCGCCACTTGCACTTAGCTTTGGACTTACGCTGAAAGTTAGGTAATCGCGATCACGACCAAAGCGAGTCCATTCTTCAAACAAGTATGTATGAAATTCTTCGTGTAGTCGCTGAGTGCCGTTTGTTTCAAACGTTAGATTTTCTAAGTCTGCCATGCAAGGATTACTTAGTAAGGATGGGTATAATGCCTGCCATCCTAGTAGAGGCTCGCCACCTGTAATAACAAGATGAACATCGTTGCCATTCTTTTGCACCCACTTGTTATTAGGAGTAAGCGCAAGCATAGCGTCAATGCTTTGCTCGACGGTGTAGTTAGGGCTTAGATGTTTAAATGCTGGATGCCAAGATGCGTAGCTATCACATCCAGTTTGTGCAAGTGGCAAGTCGTTAAATGTTTTATAAAGATGCACTACCTTACCAATTTCATCTGGCTCTGTAGTTTTCTCACCTGCTGGCAGGCCAAACCCTGGACATTTGAAGTTGCAACCAAATGTGCGGAAGAACACACTCGGTACTCCAACAAAGCGTCCTTCGCCTTGTGCTGAATAAAACACTTCACTTACTTTAAATTCATTCATATAGTTTAGACCACTTCCTTAGTTTATCTTTCTTGGCTTGTATAGCAACCGCAAGACCTTGTTCACTAATTATACACTGATCTTTTAGTATGTCAACCATAGCCAACACATCACCAATTTCCTGTTCGAGCATCTCGCGATGTAGTTGTCCGGTTTTGTAGTGTTGGGTATTTAGACCGAAGCGTCTGATCTTGCTAACTTCTACAATAACCTCAGCACATTCTTCTTGAAGAATGTCCATTGCTTCTTGGATCTTTTCGTTCATTATTCAACTCCGAAATGTGATTGGATGTTATCTACAATTTGTTGGTATGGATCAGGGCGAAGTAGTTTTGCACTACCGTGTGTAGCGTCGATTACATTAATACATTCTTTAATAACCAATGCCGCATAAAGTTCTTTGCTGAAAATTAATTCACCGTCGTACTCTACAAGACTTTGAACGGCTAGGCTTTCCAGTAGTTTAGTCATTGCACTTCCTTAAACAATGGCACACCGTCAGTTAAATGACGCACATACTCTAGATTAGCTGGAAAAGAGTCTAGTGAGCCTTTATGTCGCATAATTCGTAGTGTATATGGTTCAGGATGTTCCAGGCCATAGAAAAACATTTCTGTAGCACCTTGCTCAATTTGGTTTTTAAAGTATTCGTTCATTTTACAAACACATCGTTAATTTGTCTATTGACTCGAATGAAGGTTGTACACTTAGGCAACTGCTTTAGAGTTGGTGCACCTACATACGTACAGGTGCTACGAATACCACCTAGCAAGTCTAGTACCGTATCCTTTACGGCACCTTTATAAGGGATTGACACGGTACGGCCTTCGCTACTACGATACTCGTTAACACCGCCGTGATGTTTCTCCATAGCAGTATCTGAGCTCATTCCGTAAAATGTAATCTTACCATCCTCTACGGTACCACCGCCTTCATCGTGTCCGGCTAGCATACCACCAAGCATAACAAAGTCTGCCCCGGCGCCGAATGCTTTAGCCACATCACCTGGGCAAGTGCAGCCGCCATCAGCAATGATATGTCCACCAAGTCCATGCGCCGCATCAGCACACTCAATGATTGCAGAAAGTTGCGGGTAGCCGACCCCAGTTTGTACCCGAGTCGTACATACCGATCCCGGTCCGATTCCAACTTTGACAATGTCTGCCCCTCTTAAAATTAGTTCTTGTGTCATGTCTGCTGTCACGACATTACCTGCAATGATTGTGCAATGCGGAAATGCTTCACGCACCCTGCCCACATAATCTGCAAATCTTTCTTGGTAACCGTTGGCAACATCAATACAGATAAAGTGAATCTCTGGATAGCTATTGATAGCCCTGGTTAGTCTTTGAAAATCTGTATCGCTTGTTCCAGTGCTAACAGCAAAATAATTGCCTCCAACGTTAGTTACAATGTCTTCGAACTGATCTTCAGTATATGATTTAACCAAGCATGTAAACATGCGATGATTGTACAATGCTTCAGCCATTTCTAATGTACCAACGCCGTCCATGTTAGCAGCCATAATAGGTACACCAGTCCACTCTGTACCGCTATGCTTAAACTTATATGTACGAGCTAAGTTTACTTCTTTGCGACTAGCAAGTGTGCTCCGCTTAGGGCGAATGAGTACATCCCTAAAATCTAATTTAATATCGTCTTCAATTCTCATTTTATAGTCCGTTAGCTAGAACCCACATGAATACATCTGGGCCATCAAGGATAACCATATCGCTAGCGTATTTTAGTCGCTTACTACGACGATGATTACTTCCAACTTTTTCTACTTCAACCATCTTTGGTGTGAATCTAGTTACTTGAGCAATGTATAATCCATTGTCACTTACTGCAACATATTGACCTACTTTAAACTCACGGTCAAGTAGGTCTTTGTGCAAATCATTTGGAGTAACACTCTTAGGAGGTAGTTTTGTTTTCATCTTTAAACACCATGTGTGGTGCAATATCGTTGTCAAAGATTTGTGCCATTTGATTCCAGATAGCTTTAGCTTCCTCATCAGTAATACCACCTTGGTACCATTTGCTTCCAGGTTGCGCCCCGCCTTGGCGTAGTCCATAATCATGGCGGTATGTATAGCACATACTTGTAATAATTTTTTCTCTTGTCATAGTTTTTCTCGATTAATAACTTCTTGCAGAAGTTGTTCTACCATCTTATTTAGAGTAATGTCAGCCTCGTGTGCTCGCCGCATTAATTCAAAAAGGGTATCGTTGTCTAAGTCAAGAGGTACTTCGACTCGTGTATCGTATGCTTCGCCTGCTTTAATAGCAAGGCCCTTTTGAATGAAGTCGTCGTCGGTTTCTAGTGTAATATAATTTACATCTTCCCATGCTTCTTTGGTCAGTGTTAGGCTAGGGTCTGCTAGGCGATACGCACGATTGTTTTTATAGTCACACGCTTCAACTAGATACACACGTTGGTTATCCATTGGATCAAAGCTAATGCAAAAACTCCACCCGTCTTGTTGTTCATTCCATGCAGATAGCGAGTAAAGTTGCTTGCCTCCAAACCCACCTTCAGGCCAGTAGTCACTGCCCTCAGTGATACGATAATCAACTAGTTCCATAAAATCTTTTAGTGTTAGCATTTTAGTTCCTTAAGGTCGCGGAAAGTCAAGAGCAAAAACGTGAGCAGAAGTGCCCTTAAGTGCTAATAGCATTTGCTCTTGTTGGGCATCTTCAAGTGATGTATAATAGCCAGGAAATATACTTCCAGATGCAGATATACTCGAAGGGCTATGAGTAGTCAATGTACCGCTTGCGCTAATACTTGCTACTACATAGATACTTAGATGTTTTGGTGGCGGGATAGGTTCCATATTAAATCTCAATTACCATTTCGTCATCCCATCCAGTTTCTTCTCCCCAGAAGGAGCCGTCACCTTTAAGTGACTGATAACCGCGGGGGTTGCAAAATACACGAGTCGTACCTACCATGTAGTCAAAGTGATGGTGAGTATGTCCGTGGGTCCATAGCACAATGTTGTCGTTGTCTAAGATAACGTCTTCTAAACTACTATGGTATGCACCATTCATCAAGTAGTCAGTTTTGTACATTTCATGGCAGCTTTGATGACTAGGCGTATGGTGCCCTACTACAACAACACGCTTATCGCGATGCATGCTAGCAATTTGTTTAATATAGCCTACAGTTTCGCGATGACGAATAGCAGTGTCAGCGGGCTTTAGTTTAGTAAAACCTTTTTCGTCGTTGTTGATAGAACGATAGTCGTTCATCATATCTCTAACCGCATGCAGAGTTAGCGGATCGCCTTTATTTAGATCAGTCCATAGCGTACCGCCTACGAATACAACATCGTCAATGATCTTAGTGTCGCGCTCTAGGAAGTATACGTTGTCATAGACACCGCACGCCATACGTAGTTGTTCAAAACTTTTATTCCAGTAACCACCGTACAGCTCGTGGTTGCCTGCAACATAAACAACATGGGGGAATCGTTCGCTACAACGCTTTAGAAAGTTTCGGAATCGTAAGCCAAGTTCACTTTCTGGCTTGAGTACCTTTTCAGCAAGCATGATATCGCCAGATAGGACTAGTACATCTGCATAGTTAACATTGCAGATGTCTACATCACAGAACTCTAAATGTAAATCACTAACTACTTGAATTTTCATCGCCGGCTTCCAATTTCGCTAAAGGGTTTAATCCATGTAATGGAATGCCGTCTTCGTCAACGATTGCAAAGCGATCAAAAACAAAACCACAACCTTTGCAAAAGTCCTCAAACGCTTGAAGAATGTCTTCAAGTTGAGCATGACGGTGATCGATAATCACATTCCTTACACCGTCAGTATAACATAAAATCATGTAGGGGTCAATTGGATCTACGTCCAAAGTTCCTCTGATTCCTTGTAGGGCCTTTACAATATGAGTCCAAGGATCATTTGGCTTCTGGGTCGTCATGTCCGTTCCTTAATGCAGTATTAATATCGCTTGCTCCGCGGACCATATCTACGAACCCGCCTGACCTGATAAGGTCCGCCTCAAATGTTTTAAGGTCCTTAGGAAAGCACTTACCAGCAAACCCAGGCTTACCATCTGGTCCTGGAACATCCCAATGACTGTGGCCCAACCTGCTTTCGCTTTGTAGCAGTACCTTAACAATGTTGTAATCGGCACCGTTGTTGTCAGCAATACGCTTAACTTGGTTAGCAAAGATAACTTTCATTGCTAAAAAAGCATTGGTAGATAGCTTGGCAAGCATTGCTTCTATTGGGTCAGTAATAAATGCCCCGCCTTTAAAGTTTGGCAGCAAGTTACTAAACTCTTCGGCAGGTGTGCCACCAAGTGTAATGTAGCGAGCAGTAACAGCATCTTCGGCCCATGTTGCTTCACGAATGTATTCGGGCCAAACTACTAAATGTTGACCTAGTTGCTCCATGTATGCTTTAACAGCGGCAACACTCATTGTACTGCGAATAATAAATTTCCCTTTAAACCCTTTTGCTAATGCTTGGTTAATTGCCGCATCAACATTGTCAGTTGAGTTTTCAGGATTAGCAAACTCTGTGTTCAATTCAGTAGGAACGCAAACAATAACCCAATCGGCACTAGTCCAATCTTCATCACTTACATGAACATCCTTAGGAGGGTCATTATAAAGTAATTCTAGTTCATTGTTAGCCATTTTTAAAAAAGCAGTTGTCGCCTGGCCTACGATGCCAGCACCCTGGATAATAATTTTAGTCATTGTTGTTCCTCATTGTATGATTATAGTAACGTTTGATACTTTTGTCAAGTAGTTGCTCGAGTCGTTCTAAGTCAACCCATCCTTTCACTACAACTAGTATCTTTCTGTATTGCGGGTCAAAGTCTGCACCATGCAAGTAATCTTCGTTGTTCCATGCAAAGGCATTTGTTTCATCTGGCAGTGAAACATAATAACGTTGATCTAGCGGTACTTCGGTTTGTGGTTGATGCTTGCTTGCTTCAGTTAGCCAGAACGTAGGAGCAGGATTCTCGTCATGTAGCATAATGCGTATCTCTGTAGGAAAGCGCATTACTCCGTCAAGGCTCGCAGGAAAGTTTCCATCATAGTGCGGAGCAACGGTCCTATTTGCACTCCATAGTCTAATAGAGCGTACACGTTTAAATGGTAGCAAGTCCTTTATAGCAGCAATGTAATTAGGTTGTGAATTAGCAAGACGTTGCGAAATTTGTGTGTTCCATGCAGCCTTACTGATAAGTGTTGCATCTTCGTATAAGGCCAGCCCGTCCCATTGTGTAAAGGACATGCTTGGATTATCTTTGCCTAATGCTCCGCGATCAATATGCTGTCGTGCAACTGGTACAACTTCCTCGTTCCATATTTGCCAAAACGCTATGCTATCGTCAAGTTCAAACTTAGGTAAGTCCAAAGGCAAAGCAACAATGCCCTTGTACTTTTCTATAAGTCTAGGGCATTGTGTCAAGTTGATTAAACTTGCTAAGTCTTTCATTCTTCTAGTAAATCTCTTTTGTCAGGCTTATTCAACCAAGTATCTGCATCTGGCAATGGATCCTTCTTCTTGGTAATAACAGGCCAAACTCTTGCAAGTCTTGCATTAAGCTCTGTCCAACCTGTATCGCTGACATCATGCTCAGCAACAATAGCATCAGCAGGACACTCCGGTACACATACTGCACAATCAATGCAACCGTCAGGATCAATAACTAAAAAGTTAGGACCTTCTTTAAAGCAATCTACAGGGCATACTTCTACACAATCTGTATATTTGCATTTAATGCAATTTTCCGTTACAACAAACGTCATTTTAAATTTTCCAATCTTGTTCAAGCCGTTCACGGTCTTGAGTTGTTATACCGTTGCCTGTTAATCCGAGCATAGCACGGTATGCTTGCCACGCTTCTTGTACCATTGGATCTTCATGTCCGCCAGTGGGTACTAAGTCAGCCCATACTGCTTCTCCTACAACGGCTCCGCGATAGTGACCAAAGTTTCTTGGCTGATGAATCTTGCCGCCAGTAAACAATGTCACAGCTACGTTATAGCATTGCTCTTCGTCGAGGCCATACAAATACTCATCACGATATGTATATTCTCTAATGATGTCTCGAAGTGCTTCTTCAGTTTCAAATCGTGTGCCTGCAACAATTACAACAACGTCTTCGATATCAACTACGTTATTTACAATGTCTCGTACACAACGGCCCAAGCTAAATCCAATTTTCATGTTTTCCTGCTCCACCATGATTCCCAAGGAAAGTCTACCCAGACATCGTCCTCAGCTTTATTAATTTCAACACCATAATAATCGCTGTGCTCTTTACTAGCAGAGTTTTCTACTAAACTTGCCCAGCGAACGTTTATATGCCAATTCGACAAGTCAAAGTCTGGCATAACACCTGCTACAGAACTTGCCCAGTCATTTCTAATCCAAGTTTGTGTTGCACCTGAATCATTAATGTCGTCAACAATTAAAATACGTTTACCTTCAATAACATCTTCAGGCGCCCATAATAGTGATTCCTTACTGCCGCCATCTCGTAAACTTACTTTAACTGTTTCATGGTTAACATTTAAGTAATGGCTCAACATGGTACTGACGGGAAGCCCGCCGCGATCAACCCCAATAATCAAATCAGGGTGCCAATCGCTTAGGCTAATCTGCCTTGCAATACTAGCAACACCATGTTCAACATCCTGCCAAGTTAGTATAAGTTTTTTCATTAGTCAGCACTCTTATCCGGACCGCTTAGTAATGCTTCTAATGCTTTATATTCATCGTATAGCTCTTTAAGCATGGGATACTTTTCGTGCATTTCAAAGTTAGGGGTTAGAATTAGCAAACGCTTTTTAACTGTTTCAAACACTTCTGCAAGTTCATCTAAATCAATGCGATGCTTTGGTGTTTGAATATAATTAGCACTTACTTCATTACTATTACTGGTGCTAATGCTACTAAAGCTACTTGGCCCAAGAGTTATAGTGTCAACTGATGAGTTAATGTAATATGACGGACTTAACCCGGTGTCAGTAATAGAAATAGACCCTAAGTCAATTGAACTTATTTCTTGTGCAACAATGCCTGTCATAGACATATCGTCACTTGCCCACTGATACTGTACTGGTTTTACTTTGTCACCATTGTTCATGCAACCTCCTTAACGTGGTGCGAACTCTTGTTGCATTTTGATATTGTCAAAGAATTCTTTCTTTGTACCTGCATCATCTTTAAACGAACCTTTTAGTACAGTAGTTTGTGTAAGACTACTATGCGCCATAATTCCACGATTCTCACAGCATCCGTGTACTGCTTGAATGTAAACGCCTAAGTCTTTTGCTCCGGTTGCTTTTTCGATTTCCCGAGCAATGTCATTACAAAGTTCCTCCTGGAGAGTACCTCGTCTTGCACACCACTGGGCGATGCGGGTATACTTTGAAAGCCCGATGAGTTTTTCAGCGGCCAGTAAGCCAATATAAGCAACGCCAACAACAGGTTGGTGATGATGGCTACACATA